GCTACTTCAAGATTATTAGTGTTTAAAGTATAAGGGTTTTGAAGTCTTTCTTGAATAGAAGTATAAGGGGATAATGTTGAACCTGATGTAATTGGGTTATTAGTAATTCTAATTTTATCATCAACTGCATTATAAGCTCCCATATTAGGGGCTACTTTTAAGGAATAATAATTTTCAGGTTCAAAACTATTTGTTGTAAAGTTTTTAATTACACCATAAGAAACTGTTGATGATCCTGTTCCTAAGAATGAAGCTGTAGGTGTAACAGAACCTGTAGCAGCAGGATGTACTGAATGAATTGTATTATCTCCATTTGATCCTGAATTTTCTAATTCACTTCCTAAAGGTAATCTATATAATAAATTAAAATATGAAGATGTTGGATCATGGGATACAATTGATCTTGGATTAAGTGTATGTTGATTTATTTGGGATTCACTTAAAATAGTATTCCAATATCTAAATTCTTGAAAATACCCATCAAATAAACCTGTATCAGGAGCTATATGATTATTACTACCTGTTCCTCCTAAATACCCATGTAAAACTGTATTTCCAGAATTAAATAAATATTCATTCCAAGCATTATTATAAGATGAAGATGTTGAACCATCAATAGCTAAACTTGAAGAACCTTGATAAGTAATATAAGTACCATCTATACCATCATAATCACTACTTTTAGCTGTTAAAGTGTATTCATTATTAGAACTAGAAACATTTGAAAATATACTTCCAGTTGCTCTAGCTAAAGATACATTCCACCAACTTTGACTAAAGAAAGGTAAATATATAGGATCTGTTTTAGCATAACCTTGTGTTCCAGACATTATAAATCTTAATTCACCATAAACTGAATGAATTTCGTTTAATTTAGCACTTCCATAAGCAGCATTAGATGATGAAGGGTATAATAATTGAATACCAAATTGAGTATTAGATCCTGAATTAATTTGAAAGACTGATTGAGTATAATGAGATGAATTAGGAATACCTTTTGTTTTAAACCTAAATTCTATATTATCTGGTACAGCACTACTCGCTAAATCTCCATTCCACCAACCTTCTATTACATTCCAATCTACATTAATTTCACTCCATACAGGAATTACAGATTGTATAGCAGGCAACCAAGGTACTTCAACAGCACTATGTGAAATTGAAGAAGTTAAATTTAGAGGATTAGTATTTAAACTATAAGCAAATTGCTCTATAGACTGATTTACATTTGCAGTAAATTTTTGGTCACCACCAAATTCATTAATTCTTAATATTGTGTTTGGAATACCAAAACAATTTAATAAGGCCCTTAAACCTTTATAAGAACCCTTTGTTTTTAGTAAATAAGGTAAATTATGATAAATTCTTTTATATACTTCTTTATTTAAATCATCAAATGTATTTACATCATTTGAAGCAGAAATATAATTAGTTACTAATTGTGAACCTGTAGATGGTGTTAATGATCCTGAAGGAGTTAATCCTAAAAAGGCTTCATATATATCTGCATTTGTTCTATCACTAGTATATAATTTAATACCTAAAGAACGAAGAGCATCAGCAACCATATCTTTAGATATACCATAATCAATACGATTATCAGCATCTTTTAAATCTGTAATTGCTCTTGAATAAGTCCAAACAGAATCAAAACTTTGACCCATCATACCAACTAATAAACTTAAAGTTGAATTTTGGGGATCTTCTTTTATATAAGCTGGAAGTTGATTCCAAATATAATCCATATTACTTTCATCATATAATGAAGCTGAAAGTATTTGTCCTCCATAATAACCACTAGATTCATCTGTTGTACCATACCAAGTTAAAGCAGGTACTGAGTTTATAGGTTCATTTGAAAATGGAGGTGTACTTGATCCGGATTTAGGCCAAGATTTAGAACCAGAATTAAAATAAAGGAAATATTCATATCCATCAAATTGTTTAATTACTGTATCTATATTTTGTTGAATAGTAGCTTCACTAGCTGATATATAAGTTGGATCTGTTAAAGCATCTAATCCTTTTAAAGAATTAATATCACTTTGATAACTTTGGATTGTATTTAACTTATATTTAAAATTTTCTAATCTATCATAAGCAGAAGAAAAATGAACAAATTGATTATAATAATCATAATCTATATTAATATGTACACTTTTTTCTTCTAGTATTGATTGTAATTGTTGAAATGAAGAGGTTAATGAAGTATCTAATATAGTACTTGCATTAAAATATTCAGATGTAGAATTTGTTTTTTCATTTAATTCTACATTAGTATTAGGACCTCTTAAATATACTTTTTCTTCTACTTCATCAGCTGTAAATTCTATATTTACATTAAAAGAATAAGGATCAGAAACTTGTTCTACTATCCATAAAGTATCCTTTATATTATATCCTGATGGGAGGGGTTCATATAGTTTAATAAATAAACTAGGTTCAATTTCATCTTCAGTATCAAGTAAACTATTTACTCCTATTAAAGTATTATTATTTCCAAAATTTAAAAGAAAATCAGAATAAAAACTTTTAGCTTGTTTTGAAGCAATATAATTTAAATATGAAGTACCTAAAGCGTTATATGAAACATTATTTGTAGAAATTTTTATTTCGGTTCTATCCGATGAAATTTCTTTTATATAAAATCTAGTTTCAAAATTACTTAAAAATAAAGTTCTATAGAAAAAATAATTAACGTTGTACTCTCCTACATCATAACCAGCACTTTTTACATCTTCAGTAGGATCTAGATATATTGTATCATATAAGTTAGTATCTTCTGATGTTTGTTGAGTGTTATAATTTTTAAAATCATAATTAGCCGCAATAAGAGAATTGTCAGCGGAATATACATAATATTCAACTACATCTTGGTTGGCACCAAAATTTCTAACAATCTCATACTCATTTAATAAAGTAATATCTTGATTAGAATAATCTTGATTTACATAATCTAATGAGGGGTTAAATGCAACACTACTAGTTTCCATATTTTATACTGTGGTAGATAGGTTAATTACTTCTTGTTGTGCTGATAGTAATTGGATTCTTAAATCACTTATTTCATCAATTAAAGCTTGCATTTCAGGAGATTGATTTGTTATCCCAACATAACTTGAGCTTCGTGTCACAAGTTCAGTATGTGAACCAATTTCACCACTTTGGGGAATATCAAAAAATAGTCTATTATATTCTTCAAAAAACTGTGTTACAGTTAAAGGTTCTAAATCTGGGGTTACTTCATTTGGTTGAACTAATTGTCTAAATTCAGTGTCTACTATTTGTGGATAGGAAACTTTACCAAATACCGCTTTATTTAATTTTAATTCTTGATTTGCCATTATCTTACAACTTTGAAATAATTTGTACCTGAATCCTGAACAATAGTTTCACTCCCAACTACTGTTTTTAACATTAATTGATAATATCTTTCTGGTTCTAACCCATCCATATAAACTTTAAAGTAATTAGAACTTGAATTCATACTTAATTTAGTATAATTTGTATCAAAATCAATAACCATTTCTCCAGTTTTAGCATCTTTAATTGCCCAATAAGAAGAAGTTGGTAATAATTTAGTATTTAAATATACGGATTGAGTTTGAAATGACCTAGCAGGAAATATATCTCTTGTTTTTACTTCAAAATCAAATATCATTGAATCTTCAAATGTTGATTGTAAATTAGTAAATTTAGAAATAAAAGCACTAGAAGTTACTACGGATCCTGTACCAGATCCTGTTAAGAAATAACCATCAACTATTGAATCATCCCATTTAAATTCTAATGAAGGTGGATAAATTGTATGTGTATCCATTGAAAAGAAATTTGTATCAACGTAATCAGTTCCAAATTCAATTGAATCATCTAATTTTAATACAAACCCATTATTTTCTAAATTTTGAGCGGAACTTGTAAGCCATAATCTAATAGTATCAGTTACGGGCATATTAATATCTTTATCACTTGTATAATCAAAACTTTGACTTGATTTAGTTGATAATAAAACTCCACTAAATGTTCCAGTTGAACCTGTATACCAAGTACTTCCTCCTGCTTCTGATCCAAATGAAGCTGTAACATAATCAGCAAAACCTGTTGTTGTCCATCTATTTGAACCTGATTCTCCTGCAAAAGTCCAAGAACAACCATTATCAGTTTTTGGATCATCTGCTATTCTTCCTGTACCCATATCCCAACTTTGTGAAACTGGGAATGCTTCTATTGTGTAATCTAATGGTAAATTTCCCGCAGTAGCTAAGTATAATCTTAAATTAGTTTTATAAGCCGTAGAACCTATTGTATTAGTAACTATATCGTTTATACTCGCATTTTTAAATTGAATTAACGCACGATTTACAGCAGGTAAATCACCTTGAGTCGATGATAATTGATTTATACCATTAATATTAGAAATTTCTAAAACTTCATCTCTACCAGTATTTTGAGCTGGATGTTGTGACCTTAAAAAAGCGTCTTGTTCAGAAAATAGTTTATATACAGCCATTTTATTTTTTAATTTGTTACTACTCTACCTTGAATGTCAATATCTGGGAATCTTACTTCAAATATACTAGGATCTAAAGAAGGGTAAAGTACATTATCTATTGTAGCTCCTTCTATATCATAAGCATATTCAGAATATCCCGAAGAAGAACCTGATTTGTTTACAATAGTTAAATTTTTAATTGTTTGTACTCCTTCAACTGTATCTAAAATATTTTTAACATTATTTATTAAAATAGGTTGATTAATTTGCCATTTATCTGTATCAAAATATACTTTTAAAGCATTGATACATTCATTTAATACTATTCTATTATTAAAATTAGGAAGCATAATAACATCAAAGTTTATTCCTAAATTAATAATAAAAGCATCTTTAATAGCTACAGCATCTGTAACCATTCTATATTCGGCTAAATATGTTTTTAAATTTTGTTTTAAAGCAGGATCAGCTAATGTAAGTAACCCATTATTATTTTTAGATAAAATATATAAACATAAAGTATTATCATTATAATCACTAAATGAGGTTGTATTATTATTTAAAATATCACTTTCTTGTGTTATATAAGTTTTATATATTACTCCGTATTTAGATGGTAATGATAAAGCTCTAATCATATAATCATCTTTAGTTACAGTTCTTAATTGTGTAGGATACTGTGCTAAAGAATTTAATCTTATATCTTCATTTGTATCTCCATCTCCTCCTCCTATAGCTGGTTTTAAATTATTAAATGCTAATGATGCCTGAACTGTTGATGATAGAGTTGCATCTAAATTATTTCCAAAAAATGTTGTATTTCCTGAAGTTAGAATTGTTAATGATTGAGCAGGTACATTAGATTCTGCTCCTCCTCCTGTTAAATATTCTATTGTTAATGTAGTATTTGAAGGTGCTAATCCATAAGTTTTAGTATATAAAAAATTTGATGGATCATACGCTGTTGTTAGCTTATCAACTCCATAAGGTAATCCTAAACCTATATTATCCGAATTTGGGATTATTTCTTCATCTGGATTAGATGAAACTCCAGGGCCAAATTGTAATTCTAAAGTATTATTAGCTTTAAATCTTGAGACAAATCTTCTAGGTACCTTTTCAATTTTTAATAAATAAGGAGTTGTCTCATTATATTGGTATAAATTTGGATCATTTGCTGCTATATTTGAAGTTGGATTAAAAATAGTTTCTTGTGCTAAGTAAGGAACTTCATACCAACGGTGGCCATCACTATCTGTACATTTTATTATTTCTATAATATTATTATCAGTAATTTCTACTGTAGAAAATCTTTGTGGTGTTGTAAATGAAAAAGTAGTTGTTTGTAAATTACCAGATACTGCTCTAGCCTTCTTTTTTAATAAATAAAAACTTGGCTGGTTAGCAGCATTAGTAGAATAAACAGATATATCTGTTGGATCAGCACTTCCTGATACTGTAAAATCAATTTTATCTTCTATATAAAAAAATATACTAGTATTATTAGATGATTGAAGTTGTCCTCCTTCTTCAACAATTAAAGCATAATTCCAATCGGGTTGAACTGTACCACGTGATGTGGTTGATGGGATTGTTTGAAATATTTCAACATCTGTAGTAGAAGCATTAGTTACTTGAGGTTGATATCCCATTGAATAAGCTAAACTTAATAAATTATCTCTTTGTTTAGCAAATTGTATATAATTTTCTTGAACTTGATTATCAGTATAAAAAGATAAAACATCACCAACATATGATGCCATCTCTATTAACATCATACCCGCAGATTCTTCTGAAAAATCATTATAAGTACTAGGATAATAAATCTCAGCAAACTCAATTAATTTTTGTTTTAGCGTATCAAAATCTTTATTAAGATATTGTATGTTTTTAGCTTGTGGCATTTTGCAGGTTTAAATTTAATTGAAGTTCATCTTCAATATTGGTGTTAATTATTGTATACTTTAAATATATATTAATAGTTCCAGTATTAGGAGTAAGAACTATATCTAAAGACTCTATTATAACTTGAGGAAAAAATGCTTCAATTCCTCCTCTAATTAAATCTTCTATAACTGCAGAAGTATCTTCAGTTACTTGTTCAAAAATTACTCCTCTTAATCCTGAGCCAAAACCAGGATTCATTATTCTTTCTCTCTTACCTGTTAAAAGAAAATTTATTAAATTAGATTTTATAGCAGCTGTTGTTGTAAAAGTTGTATTAATACCTGTTTGACCATCAAAAGGGATAGAAATTCCAACCCCTGTACTTGGTTTTAAATCTAATACATCAACATTCCTTACTATGTAAGCCATTATAATTTACCTTCTTCTTTAAACTTATCCATCATTCCTGAAAAATCAGGAACAGCATCAATTGATACTTGATTTATATCAGAGGTCTTTGAAGTAGACATTTGTTCTACTGATTCAACTACTTTTGTTTCTTGTTGAGGCATCCCCCCATTAAAACCTACTGCGTTTTGAGCAGTAAAATCTCCACCTCCTAAGGATCTCCATTCTCCAGCAGCAGCAGTTTCATTTAATATTTGTGCTAAAGGATCTTTTGATTCAAATAGTGGTTTAGTAGGTTTTTGAGGTTGTTGTGGTTGTTTTTCCTCATTAACAATTTCAGAAAATGTTTGTTTTTTCTTTGTTTTTTGTTCTACAACGGGCTTCTTTACTATTTTATTTTCAGTAATAGGAGTACTCATAATTAAAGATAATTCTTCCTTAATTACAGTTCTTACTTCTTCCCGAATTATTGTTCTAAAAGCTTCTATTTTCATGAATATAAATATTTATTTACTCAATTTTTATTATTTTAATTTACTTCTTAATCTTTGATTTCTTCTTGCTATTTGGACTTTTATTATTCTTCCTCTTTTACCTTTTACGTTAAATTTGATTTTATATTCATCACGTAATTCTTCTTCTCTTATACCTGCTTGAATCTCTTCTTCAGTATATTTTTTAGAAAGTAAAAATTTAATCCAGTTTTCTAATTCTTCTTGTTCTATTTCATCATAATATACTTCATACGGTTTAAATTTAGCTCTTGCTTTTGGATGCAAACCTAAAGTTAATTGTTCATAATCAATTTTAGTTTGTTTTTTTAATGCCTCTAACCATATTTCAGTTTTATTTTTGATTTCTTCTATTTTTTCAGGATTAGGATTAATTGCACCAATTATATTATTTTTTAGTTTTTCAGCTA